TAATCAGCGACTCTGCTGACTCCGGAGCCTTGAAGAGGGTTCAGATTGGAAACCTCGGAATTGGCGGAGGTGGTGGCGACTCAAATATGATTGAAGATGCCGATCATGATACGAAAATACAAGTAGAAGAATCTGCAGATGAAGATAAAATAAGATTTGATACTGCTGGTGCTGAAAGAGTAATTATTGATAATGCTGGCAATGTCGGTATTAATATATCAACACCTAAAACCATACTTGATACTCACCACAACCCTACTGGGTTGTCTAATGATACCGGTGGGGGAGAAGTAGTTACTTTCGGCACTGGCAACCTAACTGCTGGGAAAATTTATTTTCTTAACAGCAGTGGAGCTTGGACTGAAACAGACGCCGATGCTATCCCAACAAGTGATGGTCTATTAGCCATTGCATTAGGCTCAGCACCATCAAATGGAATGCTTTTACGCGGCTTCTTTGATGCAACTACTTATCTTTCAAATTTTATTTCAGGTCTTCCTGTTTATCTTTCTGCAACAGCGGCAACTATGGATACAACACAACCTTCAGGTACCGGGAAAATAGTCCGATGTATAGGCTATTGTACAAACACGGCCAATGTCATTTACTTTAATCCAAGCTCTACTACAGTAGAGTTATCATAATGCCAATTAATAAAGTCAATGGGAATTTACTTTCAGCTATTAACAAAATGCAAGGAATTGCCGATTCAGCTATCACCAAAATAAATGGACAAACTATTGGAGAGGCAATACACAGCCCACTCTGGGTTGCAGTAGGGGCACAAAGCTTGCATACTCTACAGATGCAGACGCCTCAACCTGGACCGAGGTTGCGGTCGCTAGTGTTTCGGCCTTTAAAGATCTCACATTCGGAAAGAATGGTAGTGGCACAGATACATGGTATGGGTGTTCCACCACAGATTCAAAAGGAGCCGTTTACAGCACAGACCCCACAGACGCCAATTCGTGGTCAACAGTTAATCCTCCGGGTTCCGGCGGCGGCACAACTATAGAATATAGTGCGACTGAAACTTTGATAATGGGCAGAGAACATGAAAACTATTCAATTCGACGCTCCACAGACTTCGGGGTTACATGGGTTAACACGACAATTAATAATATTCCAGGCAATGATCCAAAAGCATCAGACTCTTTAGCAACTGACGGAAATGGGTTGTGGATGGCAGGAATGGGAACACTAGGCGTTATATTAAAATCTTATGATGATGGTATCAATTGGTATAAGTCTACCGATTTGGGTTCCGACAAACATATTGGATTAGAATATAATAATGGCGCATGGATAGCAACGGAACAAGGCGAAACAATTAACAGATGTATATCTGTGGCTCAAAGCGATACCACAGATACATGGACCCAAACTGCTCCTCCAACATGGAATCGTCCTGCTGATGCAATTGCTCATGTAACTGGCAACACTTGGATGCTTGGCGCTACTAGACGAAATATGTATAAAAGCACAGATAATGGAGCAACTTGGACAGCTGTAACAAGCCTTACTAATGTTGCTGAAACATCTGCACAAACAAACAATAATGCCTACTCAATGGCTTCTGACGGCACTACAGTAGTGGCTACTGGCCGTAACGGCTATATTAATGTGTCAACCGATTTGGGCCAGTCTTGGACTGTGGCTCATACCATGTCAAATAATCAACACATGGTAGCTGTTGAATATAATAAGGTTAAGCCTTATTAATATGACGGGCGGGTGGATAATTATAGGCTCGTATCTTCCACCACACCCATAGAGCTTATTGCTTCGTTATATATTTAGCTTGAATACAAAAGCTTTTTCAGGGATCTTACTTGGTTATCGAACTTGCAGAAGTCACTGCTAAAGTATTCCAAAGATAACGTATCTGCTTTCGAGTCTTGATCATCCAGTATAAACTGAAACCTTCCAGTTGGAAGTTTTTTTGCGCTAACAAGCGGCAAACCTTTAAAGGTCAAGTATGCAGCCAGTGCCAAATCAGATGTCTCATATTGATTCATATAAGTGTCCTCTTACATAATGTTGTTTTAAATTAATAGAAGAAAAGACTATTTCGCATCATGTTTCTCTATATACCTTCTGTGTGTAGAACAAATAGTATTACCATTTGGAGCCTGTCTCTTACACCTGTTGCCATCGGTTTTTACAAAATCACACTGTATAAATTCAAATCCGACCACATCGGTGTATGTATTATTCTCTTGATGATTAAGGGCCAAATCCTTAACCTCATCCATCTCTATAGGCTCAGACAGAATAGTCTCTTCCATAACGATGGGCCCAAAAGACTCTTCTTCAACCTCATCTTTCTCTTCCAAAGTAATATATGGATCTGGATTAATCATTTCCATATATTGTTCACCAGAAGGTTTTAAGTCTGCAAGATTTTCTTCATAGTCGAAAAATGTGTCATACTTTTCCAACTCATAATCTTCTTCATCCATAATTACATGATTCTTTCCTCGCCTGGAAAAAACAGAAGTTTTGGCCCTATTTTTAAGAGGAGTTGCTTCAATAAATTTTAATCTAGATTGTAATCTTTTGGGTATCATTTTTCTTATTTATATAATAAAATTACCATAAAAACAAAAAAGGTACAGTGGAAACCACTGTACCTTTAATGTTGTCTTAAAGACTGAGCTGTTAAGCAGTCACAGTACCTGTAGCGACACCACGAGGGTTGACGATACCAATACCAATGATTTCATTAACGACCCAACCAAGCTTAAGCTGCTTGGGCTCATCGGCAGGAAGAACCTCAATGTCCTGACGGACAGGCATCACACCAACAAACTCTGGATCAGCACAAGCAAAGGCACGACCGGCTGGAACAACCTTGGATACGACAATGTCGGCACCAAAGATGTGACCATAAAGTCCGGTCTGAAGCAACTCACGCTGAGTCACTGGATCGACCTGCGATCCACCGCCTGCACCAGCAGACTCCCAGTTCAGCATATCAGTAAATTCATTAATGTTGAGGAAGTACTTAGAAGTAACTAAGTCCCAACGATCAATGCTTCGCTTAAGATCAAGCATACCAGACTTAGAAAGCTGAGTGGTATTAGTTCCGCCTGTAGCGTTACCATCAGCATTAGAAAGGTCTAGCGAAACAGGAGCATTCTCACCACCGCCATTTGTAGAATCTCCAGCGAACTGAAGAGCAGCAAAGACGTTAGCATCCTCCTGTGCCTGGATCTCCTGACGAGCCTTCTGCTGCGCACGATCAACAACGTTGAATCGACGCCGCTTGACTTCAGCGATACGAACCGTTGGGTTTGAAACAACCTCAAACTCAGGGACGGTCACGCGATCACCAAAGACGCGAGACTCAGGGGCAGAACCATTACTGGATACAACTACGGCCGCGACATCAATATCACGATCATAAACTGGAAGAGCGCCTTGTGGCAGCGGATCAACAACTAATGCCTTACGAGCGACACCCTGATAATCAAGGTTTCGACGGATCGGATTAGCCATTGCCTGACCTAAAGCAATCTTTCCTTCTTGGGTCATCAAAGCCTGCTTGATCATCTCATCTCTCTGGCTATCATTCAAGCCAGGCGCGGTGGCCTGAGCATTGCTTGATGGCTGAAGATCTTCGATAACAGAAGCATACTTGACGATTTGACTTAGAGCCTCCTGAACATTGGAGGCATTGATTTCACCATGTGTATTAAATAGTGTAGACATAATATCCTCCTATGGACTAGTCGGGTTAAGACTAAGCAGGTATACTGCGTAGTACTCGACAGCAGTGTTAGTTAACCCTGCTGACGCTCTATTGGTTGAGACAAGTGACGAATCTGCCACTGCTCCACAGAAAACTCCAAGCTGATCACCGCCTGTAGTTCCAAGACGACCTGTTGCCGCCTCTCCAAAGACAGCTGTATTAACAGCCGTCATAGCATCAATACCATTGGTCGCATGAGCGGTAGCGGCAGAGCCGTTAACGCCATAGAGACCAGGCTGATGCCACACGGTAACCTTACCGGAAGCACGATTAGTCGCAGGACCAATCGTTACTGCACCGGACTCACTTGTAGCCGCTCCAGTATTTGAGCCAATCAGTTCTCCAAACAAAGTACCATACTGAGCAATACCCTCGTCGGCAAGGCCGCCTAAGGCACCATCTGTACGAACACTGAGCTGAAAGTTCCAAAGAATCGGAGCTAAAAGACCAGCACCACCGCCTACACCCATAGGACCAACATCGCCAACATCAGCAGCGTAACCATCACCCGCAGAATCTGCGGCCAAGGATACATATTCACCACCAGTAATTGCAGCAGCATCGGCACCATCGAGATCAAACGTACCAAGGGGTCTTAACCCTGGGTTTAATAATTTAAGAGCCATTTTAATATTCTCCATATTAAATTTTACATTGATATGTTCAACCATTGAACATATCCTTTAGTCATTAGACTGTAACTTAAAAGCTGATTACTTACTTCTTTTTTCAAGAACATCACGCACCCAGGCGTAGTTTGCTCTATAGTTTCCCGTTGGAGCACTAAGTGCCACTCCGTGTGTCTGACGCTTTTGTTCTAATCCGTTTTCAACCAAGCCACCTCTTCCGATAGAGTCTAAGACAACTACCGCCTTTGGATGAGCCGAGTGAATCAGGTCAACTCCAGTTTCATCATGCACATTATATAGGGATTTGTAATCACCCTTTGGTGTTTCCGCCTTTTCGTCA